TGAATACTGAAGATTCTCCCCTTGATTTAGGGGCTGGCTTTGCTTTGGTTGCGACTAACTGCATCTTGGATCAGTATGGTCGTATTGGTGCTAGAAAAGGTTGGTCAAGGGTTAACTCTTCCTCTGGAAACCTCGGTGCTAACGATGTTGGTGTTATCCATGAGTTAGTCCAGACTGACGGAACTCTTACAGTTCTATTTGCTGGCAACAACAAGATATTCAAACTTGGTACTGCTAATGCGGTGACTGAGTTGACCTATGGTGGTGGCGGTACTGCTCCTACCATTACTGCATCTAACTGGCAAACTGCAACTCTTAATGGGATTGCATACTTCTTTCAAACTGGTCACGATCCTCTAATTTATGACCCCGCAGTAAGTACAACTACTTACCGCAGAGTCTCTGAGAAGTCAGGTTATGTAGCTACTGCTCCACAAGCCAACATTGCTATTTCAGCTTTTGGTCGCTTGTGGGTGGCTAATACATCTACTGACAAAGTAACAGTTACCTTCTCTGATCTGATTGCAGGTCATGTATGGGGCGGTGGCACTTCAGGCTCATTAGATGTTTCACGGGTATGGCCTAATGGTGCGGATGAAGTGATGGGTTTGGCAGCACACAATGATTTCTTGTTTATCTTTGGTAAACGACAGATTCTTGTTTACTCTGGTGCTTCTACACCCGCATCATTGGTTCTGAGCGACACAATTGGTTCTATTGGATGTATTGCTAGAGATACGATTCAAAGTGTTGGCTCTGATGTGATTTTCTTGTCAGACTCAGGTGTTCGTTCACTAATGAGGACAATTCAAGAGAAGTCTGCTCCTCTAAGAGACTTGTCTAAGAACGTGCGTTTTGACCTAAATTCATCTTTGGCAGGTGAAACATTGGCTAACTTGAAGTCTGTTTACTCAGAAAAAGAAGCCTTTTATCTGCTTGTTTTACCCGCTACTTTTCAAGTTTACTGCTTCGATACCAAGCAATCTTTGCAAGATGGGGCATCTAGGGTTACTAAGTGGGACTCTATTGCACCAACTGCTTTACGTTCTTTGCGTAATGGCGACTTGTATATTGGTAAGAATGGCTATATCGGTAAGTATGGAACGTATCTTGATGACGCATCCACATATCGTTTTTTGTACTATACAAATAATGCTGACTTAGGAAACCCTAATCAGATTTCTATCCTAAAGAATGTTACTGCCGTTGTAATTGGTGGGTCTAATCAGTTCTTAACAATCAAGTGGGGATTTGATTATTCTGGTGCTTATCAATCAGAGAATGTTTATATTCCTACACAAATAAGCTATGAATATGGCATTGCTGAATACAACATTGCTGAATACACAAGTGGTGTTCCAATTAAGACCTTGACTGCTAATGCTTCAGGTTTTGGAAAAATTGTCCAAACTGGTTATGAAACAACGATCAATAATGTTTCATTTTCTCTGCAAAAGATTGAAATTCAAGCCAAAGATGGCAAAATAGGGTAAGAGGTAAACCATGTCTAATTACACAAAATCAACTAATTTCGCTACCAAAGATAACTTATCACCTGGCAATCCTTTAAAGATTGTCAAAGGTACTGAGATTGATACTGAATTTAACAATATTCAGACTGCTGTTGCGACTAAAACAGACAATGCCTCTGCCGCAATCACTGGCGGTACGATTACTGGTATTACTGACTTAGCGGTTGCTGATGGCGGTACTGGTGCTTCTACGGCTACTGCTGCCCTGAACAACCTTTTGCCTACTCAAACAGGTAACGCAAACAAGTATCTTCAGACTGATGGCACTAATGCTACATGGGATGCAGTAAGCCTTTCAACTTCTGACATTACTGGCACTTTGCCTGTTGCAAATGGTGGTACTGGTGTAACTAGCTCTACAGGTACAGGCTCTGTAGTTCTGTCAAACAGTCCTACTTTGGTGACTCCCGCATTGGGAACACCTGCTTCTGGCGTGGCAACTAACCTTACGGGTCTGCCGATCTCAACTGGCGTAAGTGGTTTGGGTACTGGTGTAGCTACTTTCTTGGCTACTCCATCGTCTGCAAACCTAATTTCTGCCGTTACTGACGAAACAGGATCAGGTGCTTTGGTGTTTGCCAATAGCCCAACTTTAGTTACTCCTGCTCTAGGCACTCCATCTGCTTTGGTTGGCACAAATATCACAGGTACTGCTTCTGGTTTGACAGCAGGTAACGTAACAACTAACGCTAACTTAACAGGTGCAGTCACTTCTGTTGGCAATGCAACATCTTTGGGTTCATTTAGCTCCTCCAATCTTGCAGGTGCTTTGACAGATGAAACAGGATCAGGATCAGCAGTATTTGCTACTTCACCAACATTGGTGACTCCTATTCTTGGAACTCCTACTAGCGCAACTTTAACGAACGCTACAGGGCTTCCAATCTCAACTGGTGTATCAGGTTTAGGAACAGGCGTAGCAACGGCTCTAGCGGTCAACGTAGGCTCTTCTGGCGCACCTTTGGTTAATGGTGGTGTGCTTGGTACTCCATCTAGCGGTACTGCAACCAACTTAACTGGTTTGCCTTTGTCTACTGGTGTAACGGGAACTCTACCTGTCGCCAATGGTGGTACAGGAACAGCGACTCCTAGCATTGTTGCTGGAACAAACGTAACTGTTACTGGCACATGGCCTAACCAGACCATTGCATCTACAGCAGGTGGTTCTGGAACTGTAACAAGTGTTGATGTATCTGGTGGCACAACAGGATTGACTACTTCTGGTGGCCCTGTCACTACAACTGGAACAATCACTTTAGCGGGTACTTTGGCAGTAGCTAATGGCGGTACTGGTCAAACATCCTACACAGATGGTCAATTGTTAATTGGTAATAGCACAGGCAATACGCTTACTAAAGCAACATTGACTGCGGGAACAAACGTCACGATTACGAATGCTGCGGGTGCGATTACGATTGCGGCTTCTGGTGGTGGTGGTTCTGGCGATGTTGTTGGCCCTGCTTCTGCAACTGCTAATGGCATTGCTCTGTTTAACAGCACAACTGGAAAGTTGATTAAAGACTCAGCCGCATCTGATGGTTTGATCTATGGTCTAACAGTAGGTCGTGGTGCAAGTGCTGTAGCCTCCAATAACGCACTAGGCACTACTGCTTTATTTTCAAACACTTCTGGGTCTAACAACCTAGGCGCTGGTTATCAAGCACTTTATTTTAACACCACAGGCTCTAACAATGCTGGTCTAGGTTCAAACGCACTTGTTTTTAACACCACTGGCGGCTCTAACACGGCTGTAGGTCGTGAGGCACTTCAAGCAAACACCACAGCATCTTTTTCAACTGCCGTAGGTCATCAAGCGGCTTATAGCAACACAACTGGAGAAGGATTGACAGTAGTTGGGCGACAGGCTTTGTATTCCAACACCACAGGTTCAAGCAATGTTGCTATTGGTCGAACTGCTTTATTTTATAATACAACTGGTGGTTCTAATGTTGCCGTTGGAAATCAAGCCCTTGAAAGCAACACCACAGGTCAACAAAATACTGCCGTGGGTTATCAAGCTGGATATTCTTTAACAACTGCTAATGGCTACACGTTTGTTGGTTATCAAGCAGGTAAAAGCACAACTACAAACGGCAATGCTAGTGCTTTTGGTGCTGCTGCTTTGTTAAACAACACAACAGGGTTTCAAATAACCGCTATTGGTGATGGTTCGTTACAAGCAAACACAACTGGCTATCAGAATACCGCTTTGGGAACAAGTAGTTTAAATGCAGTCACGACTGGACTTAGCAATACTGGGCTAGGTTCTAACTCTGGTAGCACACTAACAACAGGAAGTAATAATATTTATATTGGTCAAGGGTCAACTGTTTCTGGCGTTACAGTTTCTAATGAGATAGTTATTGGTACTAATGCAACAGGAAAAGGTGGTAGTACTGGTTTTATTAACCCTAATTCTGGTGGTGTTTACCAAGGCAATAACTCAACTTTATGGTCTGTAACTTCTGACCAACGCTTAAAGAAAAACATTGTTGATAACAATACTGGTTTAGACAAACTCACACAAATTCAAGTTCGTAACTTTGAATATCGTACAGAAGATGAAATTACAGAACTTCCAAAAGACCAAGCTATTAAAAAGACAGGTGTTCAACTTGGTGTTATTGCTCAAGAACTTAAACAAATCTTGCCTGAGTGCGTAAAAACTGAATCTACTGGTGTAATGACTGTAGATGCAGATAACCTAACTTGGTACATGATAAATGCTATCAAGGAACTCAAAGCCGAGGTAGATAGCCTCAAATCTCAACTTCAAGGAAACTAATCATGGATAACCAAACCCCAGAACAAATTGCCAAGCACTACTCTGCTGCAATGGATAGCGTCAACCTAATCAATGGTGGCAAGCCAGAGAACATGACTGATGCTGATTGGACTGATTGCCTATCACGCAACAAAGAACATTTGGTCATAATGCTTGCAAAACCATACTGGACAAACGAAGACCTTGCACCATTGCAAGCTGCCTCCGAATAAAAGGAAAATATCATGGCCGTAACGAATCAGCAAATTATAGATTTCTTGCTTACTAATCCAGGCATGAGTGATGCCGATATCGTCACGGCTATGGAGACTTACGGAGTCTCTCCTGCTCAAATGGCTCAAGCTGTTGGGTTAGATGAGGGTGCAGTTGCGGCTCGTGCTGCGGCTACTGTTCCTCAAGGACAGACTATTACCCTTGGCGACACTATTGTTCAACCTGTATATCAAACTACTGGTTCTGGCATGGATCAGCAAATTGGTGGACTTGAGAATGTTATTACCTACAAAGCTACTGATAACAGGGCAGGTGGAGCGTATACCCAATACACACCTACTGGTGAAGTAGAGAAAACTGGCACTCAACAAGAAGTTAAAAGTGGTCTAAAAGAGTTTGCATTAGGTGCGGCTGTACTCTTTGGATTGCCAACTTTATTGAATGCGGGTGCGGCTGGTGCTCCTGCAATAGGAAATGGTGCTTTCTTAGGTGAGGGCGTCGCTTCAGGTATTCCAGCCTTTGATACGGCTTTTACAGCGGCTGGCGGGGCATTTAACCCTGCTTTTGGTTTGCCTATTGGTAATGGGGCATTTTTAGGCGAGGGTGTTTTGTCAGGAGTACCCGCATTTGATGCGGCTTTAGCTAATGCTACTGTTGGCGCAACTGGTTTGACAGCGGCTCAAATTGCGGCATTAACTGCTCAAGATTTAGCTATAGGAGGCGGTGCTTTAGCAGGGACACCACCTGCAACTATACCTGGCTTGCTAACTCCTACTGTTGTACCACCCATTGTTCCACCTGTAGTACCACCCGTTGTTCCTCCTGTAGTACCTCCTGTAGTGCCTCCTGTAGTTCCTCCTGTAGTTCCACCTGTAGTGCCTCCGACAGTTATTCCTCCTGTTATTCCTCCTGCTGCTGACTTGTTAAAATCAGGTTTAACTGCGGCTCAAATTGCGGCTTTATTCCAATCTACTGCACAAACTGGTGCGGGCCTGCTCCAACAACAAACATCCCGTGAAGCGGCTCAAAAAGCGCAAGCAATGATTGACAGAGAGACTGCTGCTGCCAAACAAGCGGCTCAGTTCAGACCTATTGGAATGACTACTAGGTTTGGTGCTTCTCAGTTTGGTTTTGATCCTACAACAGGTCAATTGACAAGTGCGGGATACACACTAAGTCCTGAAGCTAAAGCGGCTCAAGATAGGTTTGTCAAACTAGCTGAGTCTGGTATTCAACAAGCTGAAGGCGCTCAGAAAGCCTTTGAACCACTCCAAACAGGCGCTCAGAGTTTGTTTAAACTTGGTCAAGGTTATCTTGCTGAAAAGCCTGAAGATGTTGCTAAGAACTATTTAGCTTCTCAAATGGCTTTGTTGCAACCAGGCAGAGAGACTGAACTTGCTAATCTGCAAAACAGACTACAACAACAAGGTCGTGGTGGTCTTTCTGTTGCCCAAGGTGGTGCTTTGGGTGCTACAACTCCTGAGTTACAAGCATTGTTTAACGCTCGTGCTCAACAAGAGGCTCAATTGGCGGCTAATGCTCAACAGTATGGTCAACAAAATGTGTTGTTTGGTGCGGGTCTATTGGGTCAAGGCTCACAAGCTATGGGTCAATACTATGGTGGTCAACAAGCGGCTTATGCACCTTATACGACTGCTTTGGGACAAGTTCAAGGTCTTGAGACTGCTGCACAACAACCCTTCCAATTGGGCGTTGGTCTTGGTAAAGAAACGTCTACAGCAGGTTACAACGTAGGTCGTTTAGGCTTAACGGGTGCGGGTCAAAGCGTTGCTCTAGCTACTGGTGCAGATGCCACTAGAAACCCATACGCCTCTGCAATAAGTGGTTTGGCGGCTAACCCTGCATTGGGGCAATATGTGGGTGGTTTGTTTAGTGGTGTACCGCCCGTTACGGCTATGAGTGCGCCAGCAACAACATTTGGTACTGGTACTTATTATGGCAACCAAGACCTCATGTCTCAATTCTTGTAAGGAATCATCATGGCAGAAAATATCGTAGCGGGTTTGTTTGGGCTGACTCCTGAAATGTATGGTGAGCAACAACGTAGAAGTGCTTTGCGTGAGGGTATTGACCTTGCCAAGCTGACTCCTGGTGAAGCGGGTGCGGCAATGACCTATGCGGGTGCTAAAGGGCTTGGTGGTGCTATTGCGGGTGCTTTAGGTGTAGAAGACCCACAATTAAAGTTGATTACTGCTCGTCAACAGATCATTGGTCAACTAGATCAATCTGATCCTACTTCTTTGTTAAATGGGGCTAAAACTCTTGCTCAAATGGGTGACCAACAAGGTGCTATGGCTTTGGCGCAATATGCTCGTCAAGCACAGAGTGAGATGGCTCAAACACAACAAAGACGTGCGGCAGAACAATCATCTTTAGCTACTGCGGCTAAGACTCAACTGTCTATTGACCAAGAAACAAAGTTGCGTGATGAACTGTCTAAGTTACCTCAAGGTGCTACACAAGATGATGTTCTTGCTGTATTAACTAAGTATGGTTCTCCAGATAGAGTTATTGCTGCTTTGACTGCATCTGCAAGCAGAACAGAAGCTACACAAGCTAAAACTGCGGCATCCGAGGCTGCTAATCAGGCCAAGATTGAAGCGGCTAAAACTGCGGCTGATGCCAAAATTGAAGCGGCTCGTGTGCAAGGTGCTACCGCTTTACAGATTGCTCAATTGCAAGCGCAAGCTAAGAGAGATATAGCAGAATTAACTGCGTCTCTTAAAGGCCCTAGTGCGGCAGTTCTTAAAGCTCAAGAAAAAGCTGAAAAGGTTGAAGAAGGTCAACTGGCTTTAGGAGATACAATTTCTACAGCAGAAACCTTGGTCAAAGATTTAGCCAAAATGGGTGGAATAACAAGCACATCAAAAGGCCCTCTTGCAAACTTAGTTACATCTTTGCAAACAGGAACTGTTGGTCAAATGGGTGGTCGTGTATTTGGTACAAAAGAACAAGCTAAACGTGATGAACTAAAAAGCATCCGATTGCAATTGCTAAATGCTGTAAAAGAAGCTACAGGCATGAGTGCCCAACAACTTAACTCCAATGTTGAATTGAAAACATATTTGGATTCTTTAGGTAGCGAAGGCATGACAAAAGAAGCAAACTTAGCGATCTTAGATAATTTATCAAGGCGTTACCTTAAAGGTGAAGCTGCTCAACCCGCAAAAAATAAGTCTGACCCACTGGGTATTCGTTAAGGAGTTTTTATGGCTACGATTGCTGAAATTCGTAAAGAATATCCTCAGTATTCAGACATGACTGATACTCAGTTGGCTGATGCTTTTCATTCAAAATTTTATTCAGACATACCAAAAGACACTTTTTATTCGCAACTTGGTATAAAAACAACACCCGTATCAAGCATGGAACTTATGTTTGGTGCTGGTAGCCCTATTGCCAGAACAATTAAAGGAGCGGTAGTAGACCCTGCGTTGGCTGTTAATCAGTTGTTAGCAAGTACGGGTTTGTTTGGTCAAGATATTAAGCGAGGCGCAACCCAACTTGTTAGTGATGTTGAGCAAGCAACCACTGAAGGTCGTGCAAGAGTTGGAAGTAGTGGTTTTGACCCATACCAGACGCTTGGTAATGTTATAAGCCCTGTAAATCGTTTAGTTGGTGTTACACAAGCACCACTTCAAGGTGCAGGTTTAATGGCTAACATAGCCCGATCTGGAAGCACTGGTGCGGCTTTAAGTGCTTTGCAACCAGTAAATGCTCCTGTGGAACAGTTTGCTGAACGTAAATTAGAGCAAATGGCTACGGGTTTTGTTCTTGGCCCTGTTGTTGAAGGTGGCGTAAAGGCTGTTGGAGGTCTTTTAAATACACTAAAAGGACTCACGCCTACTGGTCGTCAGGAGTTCATGCAAAAGCAATTGAATGAACTTGCTGGGCCTGATCGAACAAAAGTAATTGAAGCATTGCGTGATGCTAAAGAATTAGTAAGTGGTTCTCGACCAACTGCGGCACAAGCAATTTCTGATATTCCTTCAGCAGTTGAACTTGCGGCTGCACAAAGTAAACTTGCTAGTAAAGCAAAAGTAGCAGGTCAGTTTCAAGAGCGTTTGGTAGAACAACAAGCGGCTAGGGCAAGAGAGATTCAATCTATTGCTGGCACAGAGGCTCAAAGAGCTGCTGTAATTGCAAAAAGAGAAGAAGTAACAACTCCGATGCGTGAGGCTGCATTAGAGCAAACCAATCTTGCGGGGCCTATTTTTACTAAGTTGGAAAAAGAGATTTCAGATAAGTTTAATAGTTTGGCTGCTGCCGAACAAACATCTGGTATGACTGGTTTAGCGGCAACACTCCAACAGGCTGTGGCAACAAAAGGACAACCTGGTTGGCTGTCTGCGGGTGACATTGCGTCAGAAGCTGCAGGTCGTGCAAAAGCATATAAAGAACTTGCAGGAACATTGCGTGGTGAAGCCCAATTAAAGCAATTCCAACTTAACAGTTTAGAACAAAATGGATTCTTTCCATTACGTGCATCTGATTTAACAGACCAACTAGACAAAGCCATTCGTGGGACTGTATCTGACCAAAGTAAAGCTGTTTTGCAAGGTATTAGAGATAAAGTTGTTTCTAAGGCTGATGAAAATGGTTTGTTAAATAGCCGTGATGTATACGAAAATATTAGAAAAATATCTAATCAAGATGTCGCAAAAATGCTTAATCTTGGTGAGCAATATGCTTCTGGTGGAATCCCTCAACAAGCTGCGAAAGCCATAGGTAGTGCAAAGCAATTTATTGATGCTTCTTTAAACAAATCATCTGATGGTTTATGGGGCAAATATCTTACTTCTTATGCAGATTACAGTAAAAAACTCAATCGCATGGAAGTTGGAGACTACTTGTCTAAGAGTTTAAATACACCTTTGGGTAAAGAATCTGCTGGTGAATTTGCTACTGCCGTTGAGAATGCTGCGGGAACAATTAAAAAATCCACTGGTATTCCAAGGTTTGATAAGTTGTCAGATGTTTTGACCCCTAAAGAAGTTGCTTCTGTAAACAACGTATTGGCAGACCTAAAACGTGATTCAAAAGCAAAAGAACTTGCTAGAAAAGTTAGTGCGCTTGATATTGGTGGCCCTGAAATTCTAAAAGAAGCCCCACAACTGTTAAACAGAACATATACAGTAATGAAGGCGGCTGTTGAATACTTGCAAAGAGGTAATGCAGACGCTTACAACAAACAGATGGCTGAGCTAATGATGAACCCAGGTGCTTTGGCTCAGTTTATGACTGTTGGCATACCCAAAGGTAGAACAAATGAGTTTGTTTCTTCAATGATGAAGTTAATGGATGCTCCAACTAGATCGGCATTTATTCAGTCGTTTACAGTACCTGCTGCTGCTAAAGAAGTTGGGGATTCACAACTTACTATGGCAGAGTAATGAGAGACTTTGCCGAAGCATTTGTTGCGGCATTCTTTCTTGTTTGTTTTGTCATTTATTGTAGTTATATTATTGTTTGGGCATTTCCGTGATCGCCTTTCTCTTGGCGGCAACCATAGAGTACCGATGTATTAAGTGGACTTGGACTGGTGATGTTTAC